AAATCTTCTCTTTCATTGACAAATTTGTCCATATAATCACGACCAGAAAGGTCTCTTCCAATCTCTTCTAGAGTTTCTCTTTGTGCTGTTTTTTCTGGCTTTTCACCTACCTTGTCGTGACCGCCGGGAGAAGCAAGATGACCTGTCTCGGAACCATCTGCTCTTTTCAAGAGTAGAACGCTATCCTTCTGAGGGCAGTAAATAAAGAAGCCAGCACCTTCGTCTTGAGAGTCTTGATCTCTCAAGCTTTCTCTGATAAACTTACCCCATCCAAATTGAATATATTCTTCTTTTGACATTTATAAAATCCTCGCTGCTAAACTGGCGACTTTCGATCTTTCGCCTTTTTGTAGGGTGATATGACCAGCTAATTCAGTTTCTTTGAAACTTTCAACTGCATATGTCAACCCGTTGGTTGTTTCATCAATGTAAGCATTATCAATCTGCTCAATGTCTCCGGTCAGAACAATCTTTGTGTTTTCACCGACACGAGTGATGATTGTTTTCAACTCATGTCTAGACAAGTTTTGAGCTTCATCAATGATGATATAAGCATCAGAAATAGAACGACCCCTTATATAAGTCAGAGCTTCTACTTCAATCAGGCCATTTGAAAGGTATTCTTCCATCAGAATCTTATCATTGCCCATAAGGTATTGCAAGTTGTCTCTGATCGGAGCCAGCCATGGCCTCATCTTCTCTTCCATAGATCCCGGAAGAAAGCCAATGTCTTTTCCAAGGGGTTGCACAGGTCTGGAAACAACAAGGGTTTTGTACCTTTCTGTATTCAAGACTTGCTCCATTCCAGCAGAAATAGCAGCAAGCGTCTTACCAGACCCTGCTTTTCCAATCAAAGTAACCACAGGAACGTCAGGGTTCATTAGAAGGTCAATAGAGAACCTCTGCTCCTTATTACGGGGCTTGATTAGCCATTCGTGACCCTTGCTATCAAAAATGTGTTTAAGGGGCATAGAATGGCTTAAAAAGCGCGCTAAAGCAGTCTTCTTTTCGTTTGAGGACGAAACCAGCATGACAAACTGGTTTGGATGGAGATTGTGTTCTTCTTTTTCGACAAAGACATCTTTCTTTGCATAAAACTGATCCACAACCTCTTCATCTACAAGGATTTGCTTTAGGCCAGTGTAAAGCTCGGAAGAGTCTTTCACAACCTTGGAGGCAACGTACTCTTCACATTCAATACCAATAGCGTCACATTTAACTCGCATATTGATATCACGAGAAACAACAACAACTTTCTTTTTGGGATTTTCTCTTTTTTCGGTGAGAGCTACGCAGATAATCTGATTGTCGGGGTGTTTAGGGTCAAAACCTTCTGGAAGATACTCAATATTATATCCCTTGGTATAAATCAAGCCTTTTCCTTTTTCAATTCGGACACCTTTTTGAAGTGAACCTTTTGTTCTTAGCTCATCTAAAATTCTGATAATCTGTCTTGCCTGTGCTCCGACTCCGTCTTGTCTTGTTTTGTGTTTATCGATTTCCTCTAGAACCTTCAGGGGAATGATAATGTCGTTCTTTTTGAATGCTTTGATTGAGTTTGCGTCTGTGAGATAAACCGAAGTATCTAGGATGTAAGTTTTCTTTCTCATAATGCTTTCCTTGCAGTAGTTTAGAGTTAAAACTCTATGATTAAATAGTTTTGATACTTTAAACAAATTAGAAAACTAGTTAAAATTGTAACCCTAATTTGCGAGGAAAAGCAATGAGGAAACGTTTAATTTACTTTTATCTTTTTTTTATCCCTCTCTGCTTCCATTTTGCTGGATGTTCCCACCTCACTTATTTCCGCTCGTTCGCAAAGAAAAACCCATTTAAGCAAAAAGCCTTTTTCAAGTTTGTTCGAGTAGCAACAATTCAAATCTGTAAGCCAGAAAGATTTCATATTGCTTGTAGATCTAGACAAGTAAGATATGAAGGTTCAGCTTTCCATGTCCACAAAGAAGGAAAATGGAGTTATGCTTTGACTGCTGCTCACAACATATACCTTGATCCTGTACATCCAATGCACAGAAGAATGTTAAGTGCAATGAAGTACAAGATCTCTGTGTCCAATGATCGTTCTTACTTGATCGACTGGCATAAAAGAAAACACAGAATCGTTGGCTTCAAAATGGTGAAAAAAGCTGATCTGGGCATTGTAAGAGTCAAATTGGTGAAAGATCTGCCCACTTACAGGATCGCCACGGAAATGCCCCAAAAAGGCGAGAAAGTTTATAATACAGCCTCACCCCTAGGTTTCTTTTCAGGGAACGTTCTAGGGCTGTATGAAGGGCGTTATCTGGGTAAAAAGATTGTACCCATCAAAGGATATAAATCTTTGATGGCTGTTTACACGATTCCTGTGATTGGTGGCTCATCTGGTTCTCCGATCCTGAATAAATGCGGAGAGGTGATCGGCATTGTTTCTTCTGTTCATAGAAGGTTCCATCATATCAGCTTTGGTGTGCCTCTTTCAGCCATTCGCTCTGCAATGTATAAATAATCACTTATTCTTCTGTCTTAAATCAAATCTAGTTAAAAGCTCTCCAAACCTTTCTGTTGTTACACCTAGGAAAGATGCTGCTCCTCTTATGTCTACGGCGGCTGAAATAGCCGTTTTTACTATTGCTTCTTTAATTATTTTGTCTATGTTATAAAAGATCCTCAAACCATACAGCTTTCCTCCTGCTGCTATAGTGGCTGATTCCAGCTTTATTGCTATAAGATCTTCTAATGTTATTTGATCTATCTTAGAAAGAAAATTATTATCTATTTTTCCTTGACTTTTTAATTCATTTATGATAGAATAAGACTTATAAGGTCTTTTTGTTTTAAGTTTTTCAAATTCATCCCAATAATTCATACTAATATTTCCTTTTTTCTTTTTAAGCTTTAAACAGTATAACATAAAGATCTTATTATTTCAATAAAAAAATAAATTAAATTATTTTTCAAATTAGGTTAAAAAATATAAAAATGTATGTTATAATCTTTCTTAAGAATTTTAAAGATATTCTTTTTAAGCTATAAATTAATATTTCAAATAAGGTTTTAATATGAAGAAAACAAAGATCTTAACCATTTCTGATCATCCTTATTCTCCTTCTGGAGTAGGAACTCAAACAAAATATGTTATTGAAGCTCTTCTTAAGACTGGAAGATATGAGATCAGATCTTTAGCAGGTGCTATTAAACACGAGAACTATACTCCTCAAAAAACAGAAGAATGGGGAGAAGATCTTATTATCTATCCTGTTGATGGATATGGAGATCAAGATTCAATCAGGTCTATTATCAGAAATGAAAAGCCTGATCTTCTTTGGTTTATGACAGATCCTAGGTTTTATGGTTGGTTGTGGGAGATCGAAAACGAAATCAGACCACTTATGCCGATGGTTTACTACCATGTCTGGGACAACTACCCTTATCCAAAATACAACAAAAAGTATTATGACTCAAATGATGTTGTTGCTACGATTTCAAAGGTCACAGACGACATTGTAAGAACTCTTTCTGACGTTGAGTGTCATTACATCCCCCACGCAGTGGACTCTACAGCTTTCAAAAAGCTTCCAGAGGCAGAGATCAAAGAACACAGAAAGAAAATCTTCAAAGACAACCTTCTTGATAAAGAAGGAAATGAAAAGATGGTCTTTTTCTGGAACAATAGAAATGCAAGAAGAAAGCAGTCCGGATACCTTCTTTGGTGTTTCAAAGAATTTTTGGATGAAGTGGGTCATGACAAAGCAATCTTGATGATGCATACTGAGCCAAAAGACCCGCACGGTCAAGATCTTGAAGCGATCATCCACGAATTGGGTCTTGTCAATGGAGAGGTGATCTTTTCAACAACAAAGTTGGATATTCCAACTCTTGGAAAGGTATACAATGCCGTTGACTGCACAGTGAATATTTCAGATGCAGAAGGATTTGGATTGGCTACTTTGGAATCTCTTTCTTGTGGAACGCCAATCATTGTGAATATGACCGGCGGACTTCAAGAGCAAGTGACAAACGGTGCAGATTGGTTTGGAATTGGCTTGTTTCCCTGTTCGAAGTCGGTTATTGGCTCACAGCCGGTTCCTTTTATTTACGAAGATCGACTAAATCAAGAAGATATTGTCAATGCTTTGGATGATATGTATCAGCTTTGGAAAAACAAAGATCCTGAATTTGAAGCAATGTCCCAAATGGGAATGGAACACGTTCAAGAAAACTACAACTACGAAAAGTTCTGTGAAACGTGGGTTGATCTGATTGACAAAACAGTTGAAAAGCAC